GCTCTGCTTATCAAGGTAATATTTCAGATGATGAAATGCTTGGTAATGATTTCTTAGAAGATACAATCACAAAATACTTAGCTGTTGCTATTGCTGAGGCTGATAATAGTGATATTGCTGAGTTAATTTCTGAGTTAAAACAGTATGAGTCTTATCTCATTTCTGATAGAGATAACACATTACATCGTGATGTTTTAGGGTTAGATTTAAATAAAACAGTTTCTACTGCATTAGCTTTAAAAGAAAAGCCAGACATTAATAATATTACTAAGGCTTTTCTTAAAGTCATTGGTAAAGATAAAATATCAGATGATGTTACTAAGTACGTGGATTTAGTGAATAATTTCACAGGTAGTGTTAAGGGTGATAAAAAGTCAATAGATACATATGTAGGTGCTGTTGAAAAATTATTTGGTGGCAATAAAGATGTAGCTAAAATATCATCTACTGTTACAGATGCTATTAAACTAATATCAGAAAATAGAGATAAGGTACTAAATAATAAAACTACTAATAAAGTTGAGTTATATGGTGGTATAGCTGATAGTATTGTTGGCAAGTTATTACCTAATCAGAGTGCGAATGTTCAAAAAATTAAAGATAAGATAACGTCTGTAATGTCTTTAGATAAAGATAAGATTAAGAGTGGTGACTATACTGAGATAGAATCCTTATTATCTAAAGAGTTAGGTATCGATAATACTAAGTTAGATAAGTATGTTTCTACTGCTAAGGCTTTAGTTGAGATTTATAAGAATAAAGAGTACTTTGATATTAAAGATACTAAATTTATGGCTAAAGACTTATTAGCAAGTGTTGTTGGTAAAGAAAAAGTAGAAAAAGTACAGAAGTATGTAGATACAGCACAAAGTATTTATAGTGCTTTGAGTGGTAATAAGGATGTAACCAGTATAAGTGGTGCTATTCGTAACTTATCTGATGTGTTGGGTAAGAAGTCTAAAATCTCTAAATATATTGACAGTGCAAGTTCTATGTTAGATATTGTTAATAAAGGACAAATAGGCACTAAGATTTTTGAGACTAATAATGGCATAGGTAGTATTATTAAAGAGCGTTTACCTCAACTAACTAAAGAGGGTTCATTGGGTGGTATTATTGCTTCAACTACAGGTGTATCAAATACATCTACTAGTGAAGTGCTTAAAGCTAATTTACCTAAAGATGTAGCTAGTGGTGTTACAGGCTTAAATGGTTCTTTAAATAATGCTACAGATGGTGCTAAGGTAGATATTGGTAAAGATGGTATCACTGATGAAGAGATGAAAAAAGGTGTACGCTCTATTACTTTTGGTGGTAAAAAGCAAAAGATGGAGATTTGTGGTGAGTTTGAGATTTATACAGGTAGGAGAGATAGTCAAGTTATTAGTTTCTCGCCTGAGTTTGAATCTGATAAGATTGCTACAGATAAAGTACCTACAAATGCTTTAAGTATTGATTCTGTTAGGAATGAGATGCTAGAATGTACTATTGAGGGTATTGGTGGTAGTTTAGCCAGTGATGCTTATAAAGATAGGGCAGATAGTTCTACTGGTGTTGGTGTTGTCTTAGGTATGAGTGGTTCTTCATTTAAAAATTTAGAATCATCTGCCGCTAGTATGTGGTCTAGATACTTTAGTTCTGTGTATGGTGCAAGTCTAGAAATAATGGGTAACAAAACTGTTACAACAATTAAAAAAAATTATTTGAACAGAATACCCTCTGTATCTCGTAAGGGGTGCAGACTCAACGTTAAATGCTTTTAACTCCTAAAGCTCTACGACCTAGACAGTAGCTAGAAATGGCAAGCTGTGATTAAAAATCTAAGGTGCGAAAGCAGAAAAAATAGTAGAGATGGCATATGATGAAATAAAAGCATATCAGTGTCTGAGTGATAAAAATAGTGAACCTCAGAAGACGTATGTTCTAAGTGCTGTAAACAATGGATGTTTAGCAGGGAAAGTCCTAAGTCTTAGTGATGGGATAAGGAAAACCTCCAACGACTATCTCCTTGAGGGAGAGTAAAACCGCAAGCGAATGGCGGAAGAAAAATGTTGCTCCTACTTTAAGATAGGTAGGATGAAGATATAGTCTACGCTTATGTGAAAGCATAAGATGTCTGCTAGTGATAGTAAGACTGCGTTAGAGGTTGCGTTCTAACGTGAATAAGATAAATTTACAAAAATTGACAAATTATATTTATCCTTTATAATTAAGATATAGTAATATATTGTAGTTATAAAGGAGATGAACTTATATTGCTAGTTAATAATATTTTAAAGGTAAAACAATTAATTTGGGGTGTTAAATAAAATGTATTTAACAAAGAAGATTAGATTGTTACCGACAAAAGAGCAAGAGGTTTTGTTTTGGAAGAGTGTTGGGGTAGCTAGGTGGTCTTATAACTTTTTCTTAGGTTATAATCAAGAAAAGTATAAAGAGTGGCTAGAGGATAATACTAAAGAGAGGTTTATAAGTGAGGGTGAAGTCAGGAAATACATTAATAATGTATTAAAGAAGACAACACATACGTGGCTTAAAGAGGTAAGTAGTAATGTAATGAAACAGGGTGTTAAAGACGCCAACACAGCATTACAGAATTTCTTTAAACATGGTAAGGGTTATCCTAAGTTCAAGTCTAAGAAAAGGTCTAAACCTAGTTTCTATGTTAATTATGAGACTTTGAAGCGAACATCAAATGGATTTCAGGGTGAAAAGATTGGTACTGTAAAAGCAAGAGAGTCTTTACCTAAACTATCAAAAGGTGATAGATATGTTAATCCTAGAATTAGTTTTGATGGTAGGTTTTGGTACTTATCTGTAAGTTATAAGGTTGAAACAAAACAAGTTAAACTGACAGATGATAAAATAGGTATTGATGTTGGACTAAAAGATTTAGCTATTGTTTCTAATATTGATAATTCTTATGCTAAAAAGCATAGGAATATCAACAAAGGGTACAGAGTTAGGTTGTTAGGAAAACGATTAAAGCGTTCTCAACGTAAGCTTTCAAGAAAAATTCTAAACAATATAGAAAGTTATAGTAAAAAACGTGTTCCAACATATACACGACCTCTTAGTGAATGTAAAAACATTCAAAAACAAAAGCGTATAATTCAAGGTTTATATAGAAAAGTCACTAACATTAGGACTAATTATATTCATCAAGTAACAACTGAGATAGTGAAAAACAAGCCATCACGGATTGTACTTGAAGATTTAAATGTTAGTGGGTTGATTAAGAATAAACATCTATCTAAGTCAATTTCTGATTCAAAGTTATATGAATTTAGGAGACAGATAGAGTATAAAGCTGAATTGTATGGAATTAAAGTTGTGATAGCAGATAGATTTTATCCTAGTTCAAAAACATGTAGCTGTTGTGGTCATGTTAATAAAGGCTTAAAATTGTCTGATAGAACATATAAGTGTTCAGAGTGTGGTAATGTTATTGATAGAGATATCAATGCATCTATTAATTTAGCAAGATATCAAATTTAGAAGAGTTCACTTAGCAAGAATTTTCTAAATATGTACCCATCGTAGTATTGGGGAATTTAAGCCTTTGGAGTGTTATATAAACCAGATTAGTCAGATTTATGATGAAATGGGACACGATGAATAAGGAAGATATATTGTGAGGTATATCAAAGTGTAAGTTTATAAAAATATAGTTTGATGTAAATTTTTGTAAATTTATCGTAGCGGAAACACTAAAGTTAAGTTTAATGGTCATATTAAAATTGCTGTTTACACTAAATTTGGGTTTTTACATCATACAAGTGGTATCTATCATATTCAAGGTATTACAGATACGATTTCAGATGGTATGTTTACAACTACACTAGATTTACAGAAAAACAGTGATGAGGCTAAGAAGAAATTGAAAGGTGAAGGTGCTAAGAAGTTGAACGAAAATAAAATTAGTGATACAGATGGTAAGTATTGGGTTAAGCAAAATGGAGGTGTAACTATTGAGGGGTGCATTGCCGATGTACCTAATGCTCTAGATGATTTAGGTAAGTGGTTCTACGATAGAACTGGTAAGAAATTAGTATGTACAGCTGGTACAAATGGCGAGCATGCTAGTGGCCCGCATAGTCATGCTAATGGTTGGAAAATGGACGTTAATGATTGGTTCGGTCCAGAGGGTTTATCTGGTGGTTGGTTGATTAATGATGATGATACTCCTGGTAGCATTTGTTATGAGTTCATTGAATTTGGTAGGTCTTTGGGGTTAGGTATGAACTTTGAGGGCGACCATATTGACATTCAGATGGATGGCAAAGAGTGGAATGAAAACAATCCTGGGGGTGCTAAGGATAATGGTGGTTATAGGGGATAGTATTTTATGGCTATAAACAGTAATGACTTTTATGGCAGTCTACAAGCACCTACAGAGTTGGGTGGCATTTTCCGTGCTAGGGTTGAGAATAATGTAGACCCTTTGGGGATTGGTAGAGTACAGGTACGTGTACCTATGATTCATAGAACAGTCGCTAGTGGAGGTACAGCTACAGAATCACTTCCGTGGGCAAGTTACTGCTCATCTATTGGTGGTGGTTATAATTATGGTTCTTTTATCGTACCTGAGATAGGTGAGTATGTATGGGTGATGTTTGAAGATATGGATTCAAACAAACCTGTATATTTAGGTTCTGTTTTCGGCACTGACTCTACTTTAGAGAAGAGATATGGTAGTGATAAGACTACTGGTGTGTGGAGTGGTGTAGTTGGTGCTAATGAAGTTCCTTTGGAATCTCAACGTGAATCACCTACACATAAGATGATTTATAAATCAAGGCATGGCTCTATGATGTACTTCGATACAGATGAAAAAACAAATTCAGTAGGTATTGAGGATGCTAATGACCAGAAGTTTAAGATTTCTTCTGCTGAGGGTAAAGTGTTTACTCTTATGGAGGGTGAAAATAATGTATTAGTTAAGATACATAATGGTAAGATTGATATAGGCTATGAGGGTGGTAGAGGTATTCAAGTTATACCTGATAGTGGTGATATTGTTTTAAAGGCAAGTGGAGCCACTATTACGTTATCTGACTCTATCACTATGAAAGCCGATAGTGTTAATGTTAAATCTAGTTCATTTAAAGTTAACTCTAATAGTATTCGTATGCAAGCTGGTAGTATCAAGATTATAGAATAGGTGTTTACATAAACATATTTTTATGTTATAATTTGTTTGTAGTTAAGTTTTTCTTTTCATTTTTCTTAACTATGGGGAGTTCTCCGAAAGGACTCCCCGCTCCTTTCGATTATATAACATAATACAATCCTTAAAATAGCGTACACGTTTTATATATGTGTACGCTATTTTTTGTGTTAATTTCACTATGTGAATTAATTATATATTAATGGGAGAGGTATATGCGTATAATTTAAGTGGCATATGTATAGGTGATAATATGGCTTTTTATTACAATGAAGAGTTTAAAGATACAATAGCTGGTAGTGGATTATCCCTATCAAAAACATTTAAACAGAATTTACGAGATGGTAAGGGTATAACAAATGTAATTAGTGGTGAGGATAAGATTAATGAAAGTATCTACACTATACTATCTACAAGGGTTGGTGAGAGGTTCTTTCTTCCTGAATTTGGTAGTCGGTTACATTTAGTTGTATTTGAGCAAAATAGATTTGTAGCACATGATTTAGTTTCAATTTACGTTAAAGAGGCTTTAGGTAATTGGGAGAAAAGAATTGTTGTAGAGGATGTTAGTATTGGGAATAATTGGGAAGATTCAAATATCGTACCAGTGCATATAACATATCGAATAGCTAATAGTAATATCATAGGTTCATACGTATATCCATTCAATAGGACGATTGATGGTGTGGATATGTATGAATTTGGTGGTGCTGTTAGTACTACATCATACTAGAAAGGGGGGTTAGTTTTTGGCTAATAGTAATAATACATTGTCTTATACAAATAGGGATATTGTTAGTATTCGTAAAGAGTTGATTAACGCTATACCTACTTTGACGGATAAGTGGACTGATTTTAATGAATCTGACTTAGGCATTACACTTATTGAGTTGATGGCTGGTGTACAAGATATGCAAAACTTTTATCTTGATGCACAGGCTTTTGAGACATATTTAGATACAGCTGTTCAAGATAAAAATGTACGAGCGTTACTTCGTTCTATGAATTATAGAATACCATTAGCAAAATCATCTGAGTGTAAAGTGAGGATTGTTTTTGTTAACAACGATGATAGAGAGATTACTATACCTAAGTATACTTCTTTTACAAGTAGCATTAATTCTAGTATTGTAAACTTTGTAGCTAAAGAGACAATTACACGTAGTGGTCAGTTTGATTACATTGATATTCCTGTCATGGAAGGTGTGGCAAGGTCTATCACGTGGTCTAAGGATGATTTCACTAGTAATAAGAATGTTGATGGAGATATTTCAAGACGTATCTATTTGGGATACAAGAATGTTTCAGATGGTTCTGTTGAAATAGTACAACATGGTAATGTGTGGAAAGAATGTAATGATGCATTACTAAAATATGAGGGTGGTAGATGGTATTCTGTTCATGTTGATAGTGATGGACAGGTGTATGTGTTAATGTCTGTAAACTTTCTACAGTTAATTGAAGATGGTGAGAGTTTAGATATTAATTTTGTAACAACAAATGGTATTAATGGCATTATTGATATGGATGTGATAGATACTATTAATATGAATATACCTGATGTACAGAGGATATATAATACAACAAAGTCCTATGATGCGTCAAATTCACCTAATAGTGCTGATTTACAGAATATGAAAGTTCTTGCTAGACGTAATGCTATCACAATGGATAGGTATATTACCTTAGAGGATTTTGAGACAGCTGTATATGAACAGCCTTATGTATTTCAAGCGGTAGTTAAGGATTGGAAGTACTCTGAGTATGTTAATGAGCCATATGTTGTTAAAGTGTGGGCTGTTAATACATTAGGTGAGTCGTTGGGTGAATTAACAAGAGAAAAATTAAAGAATGATTTAATGTATAAGGCTATTGCTGATGTGACTGTTCATGTACTAGAGGTTGAGAGTGTTGACTTTAA